ACCAGCGTCTAGATAATCTGTTGGCCCATTCATTGGCCCTAGTTGAATTGATTTAGCCCACACAGCATTATTTAAAGCCGGAACAGTTAAATTATATGCTTGTATATTTGCAGCTTCTGCATCAGGAGTTTGAAAGTCAGCAATAATTCTGGCAGCACCTAAATTTATAAAATCTTTAGTGACAATGGTTTTTGATTTCCATTCTAGTGGAGAAAGAATTTGATCTTCATTATCCCATTCAAATATTTCTCCATTACTACCTGAAACATAATACATCTTTCCTGTTTCAGGATCAGTATATGCTGCTGAAAATGTGTAATCAATACTTACAAAAAACCCACCTACTTTATCATCTCGTTCAAATATAAATGAGTTTGAACTATGAGAGCCAAAGTATTTACCATTATAAAAATGTCCAATAAGCGTACTAGGGTCTAATGTATCAGACCAAGTATCCCAGTCATGTACAAACTTAGTAATAAGATCAATACCGGTAGATGGTGAAAATACTGCAAGCCCGCCCCAAGTAGCCCACACAACACCATATCCCATGTTCACAACAGAACGCTTTGAAATACAAGGATACAACGTATCAATACGAGATGACACCATAGTTGCTGGGTCATTACCAGAAACTTGGTATGGGTATTCTTTTGTTAGAACTGTAACATAACCTGCGTTTGGTTGAATAGCTACAATATCAGACTCGAATGTCATTCGATATTTTTGGGGCCAAGCGTGTGGTTTATCAGGGAAAGAAAAACACAACTGGTTATCAAAAAATCCTACAAGAATATTATTATGAGCTGCTTTAAGTCCCTGTAAGTTTTCAGGTGGTGGATCGTAATCTTCTGAAGGCACAATAGTACTAAGACCACTTACAAGAAAATCATCAGTGAAGTCGTAAGAACTATCACCCCAATACCTAGCAGTGCTAGTGCTAAGCTCAGATACATCATGAAATAGTGTTCCTGTAGTTTCTGCTGTCTCACCTACATCAGTAGCTGTTTGGTCAAAAGTAAACGCATACTCATCTACAACAGATGCAACTGTACCTGTAGTGTTAAAAGTTGTTTGTCCTGTGCACCCACTAATTTTAAATCTATCACCAACAATAAAGTTATGCGGATGCTCTAAAGTTACAGTTGATACGTTAGATGCACGAGCAACTTTTGCTGTAGATGTTGGAAACCAAAGTGTAGCTAATCTAAAGTAATCTGTAGCAGCAGCGGACACAACACTTCTATAAAGCCTAATACCTCTAATAAAATTTTGACCACTAGGTTTTGTCTGAGGTAAAGAACTTACAGTTAGTGATTGACCTTCTTTAACATATGCTTCATTAGAAGGAAAACTAGGAATAGATTCTTCATCCCATGGTGTTACAAACGTATAGATGTAAGTTCTAATCTGTGTATTACCTGCAAGATCAGCTCTACCTGAAGTGTTAGCAGTTTTAGAAACTTGATCACCGGGACTAAAGTATTGGAAGTCTGTAGAATTAATAACTGTAATTTCTACATTAGTAGCATTAAAAGATTTTGCTTCATCAGAAGTACCAAAATCACGAATAGTTACAACGTTTCCTGATCTAAGGTTATGTGCAGATGAACCATAAAATGTAGCTGTATTACCAGAATCTCGTTCATAATGAGTAGCACTAACTACAGTAAACGAAGTAGCGGTACAAACGGGATCAGTTGTAGGCAGAGGAAGACCTAACTCATAATACCCGTTTGTAACTGGATAAGGCTCACTTCCATTTGTAGCCAATTCAAAATTGGAGACTTTTGGTACACCATCTCCTGAATAGTAAAATCTTTGTTCGTTATCTTCTGATGAAGACGCAATAGCAATATCTACATCTGTAGTCCAAGATAACCAAGTTAGTGCATTTGTAGATGGGTCTTTTAAAGCATGTAAAGTTTTTATAGTTCCTGTACGCTCTGTATTATCAACAATTACAGGGGTACGGTAAGGCAATAGATCACCTGAATAAAGCTTTACGTTAAAAGCTTTTTGTGCTGCCCCATCAGGTAACAACTCAGAAGAAATTTTCGGAGCTTCACCTAAGAACTTAATTAACTTTACTGATGCCATCTACACCATCTCCAATGATTGAGCTAGAGTTTCTTTATTTCGTCTAGTCCAACCTTTTCCAAATGTATCAAAAGTTTTGAGTTTTTCATAGAACTCTTGTCTTTCTTCATACATTTTATTTATAATCTCATGTACATCTGCTTCCATAACTAATTCCATAGTTTTAGGGCCGATGTGTCCATCATCTCGAGCACCCACAATACGTTGTAGTGCCTTTGCTGATCTTGATGTACCACTATTAACACCCCAGTCAAACACACACCAGTCTACACCACTAGGTAGTTCGTCGCCTTTTATTTTATCCCAGTATAGTTTTTTATACAAAGGAGCAACATCTTCTGGTGTAAGCTCTTTCATATCTTTAGTGCCACCCCAGTCTTCCCAAACACGTTTGGTTACACCTAGGTTTGTTTCACCTCCCGGATCACTAGGATGGTTTACATAACCGCCTTCGTGCTCCAATAACATCTCTAAACAATGGTCAAAGTTTTCTTTCATTTAGTTAACCCTTTTGATTTTTCGTAACTTCTGAGGCCGCCCAAACCGAGCATTCCCAGTAAAACGGTCATTAAGCTGTCCATATCAAATGCAGGCAAATCTGGTATTTCTACTCCAGCCCAGCCAGCACCAAACAGAACAATTGGATGAAGTACAAAATGATACCCAAGTGCAACAGCACAAATCCAACCAACAAAAGGTCTCCAACCTGCAACAAATATACTTCTGTGCTTTGCCTCTGCTTTATTAACTTCAACTTGCGCCATATTTGCTTCATGCGCTTGTTTCTCCGCCATTGTAGCAATCTCATGTGCGAGCTTTGCTTTTTGATCTTTGTCTTCAATAAATTTATCTAGTAGACCTGTTACAGGGCCAACTAGACTACTTACTAGATTTAACATTGTTTCCTCCTGATCTTATGTTTACATTTGTAAATCCAAAATATGCTCCAACAAGTGCAGCAATAGACACATAATAAATATTAGCCATAGAAGCTAATAGCTCCGCAGCACTATCCAAACCAAAGAAACTAGATATAAAAACACCAGAAGGGTAAACAAGCATACCAACCAAACTAAACCACGCCATTTTGCGTTGGCTATCTCTTTTAGCATCCTCATCCTCAAGCCTTTTTCTTTCGAACTCGACTTGCATCGCTGCCCATTCCGTTTTATCAATCGTGCCATTATTATTTTTATCTACACTTTCGAATGAACTCATTTTCCCATCTCCCTAAGAAGCGGGTTTTCTAAAGCCCTTTCTAACTTTTTATTAACACGGTCTTCCATAGATGTAAGCTTTTCATCTATCGAAGAAGTCCTTTCATCAAACCATTTTTTAGCTTCTTGTATTGATGTTCTATTCTCGCTTTCCATATCACGAAGTCTGCGCTCAACAAGACCAATCGCTTTTTCAACTTGAATAACATCGGATCGTAAATCGTTTTTAATATCTTTTGCATAATCTATTGCCTCATCTAGCTTAACCATCGCTGTGTCTATTTGTGCTTCCACAGCTTGTACATCTAGGTTGGCAAGCTTTTCTTTCATATCAGTGTAATCTTTATAAACTTCAAAGCCGCCATACAGCACACCTATCAAAGAACCAATAGCCATTAAGACAGCAAGTCCTTTGCCGCCTTTTACTTTAACACCACCTACGTCTAGTTCTGCCATTGTAAATCCACCATTTCGTTCCACAGATAATCAGATGCACCTGTATAATAATCAGCATACGGATTATCATAATTTTTTCCACCATCTAATTGAAAAACTTCATAAAAGTTTACATTAGGTATACTAACAGTTTGATAAGAGTCAAAATTTTTAACAGCTTCAGATTGCTGCATTGTAACTAAACGCACAGTCTCCATTACTGTTGAGTAAGCAATCGCACTAGTTCTTGTATTTGATCTTTTTGTATCACTGGACTTTGGTTTTTCGGAGGTTTCGCTATCTTCTGCCCCGGCTTCAACTCTAGTTTCGTTGCTATCTCTTGAAGATTCAGCGGTTCGAACAGGTTCGGATTCCTTAGTTTCCCCTTCGGTAGTTTCGTTACTTTGCTCATTGTTAACACTTTCTTCTACAGGTTCTTGTTCTACTGAAGCTACTTCTATAGTTTCAGATACTTCTGTGTCAGGTAAGTCCATATCAAAAGACTCTACTTCCACAATCTCAATCTCAAAATCACCTGTAGGTGTATCCATTACTTCAACTTCAAATGTTGCTACGCCCCCATCAAAGGTGTCTAGTTCGAGTTCAAAAGTTACACCAGCATCTACAGTATAGTCTGTATAATCTACTTCTATAGGTGGAGGTGGTATGTATTGAGAATCATAAGCATACTCTGTAGTTTGCTTGATTGTAGTCATTTCTACTTGAGTAATAATTTGATTAATTACCTCAGATATAGAATCATATGTAAGGTTAAAGAAAACATCAGAAAATCCGGGGCCATAATAACCTTGGAAATAACCTGAATCCATTCCGTATAATTCTAGAGAAGCTGTATCAAATGCTATGTTAGCTATGTTTTGGTTATACGAATAATCTCTAGTGCCTGACCAATTTATACTTGCATAGTTATGTGTATAAGTTTGTTTTACTGTACCTTGGTCTAATAAACGTACAGTTATTTTAAATTCATCTTGGCAATCACCAGTAGTATTACCACAAGTAGGAAGCTGTGCATTAGACTCGTGAGAGTAAACTGTAGCGCCGTAATCTATTTCTTTTTTATTATCAATGTTTGAAACATCAAACTCAAAAGTTCTACTACCGCCGCCTAGTGATTCGTTTCCTGTACATACATCAGCTCCTGTCATACCAAAGTTACCACAACTTGTTGACACATTGGTGTCTGTAACTGTGCCGGTATTAATAAGCTGATCTGTTTTTTCTTCTACAACTTGTACAGTTTGAAATGTTGTTTGATTTACAGTTTCTTCAATAGTCTCTGTATATGTGTAAGTATAAGTAGTCTCTAAAAAGTCACCAACCATTTCTTCTTGAGTGTTAGTAAGCTCAGGAACAACAGTAACTGCTGTAACAGTACCACCATTAGGGCCAACGTCACCAACTTGATATTGTTGATCGTAAGCACTAGAGGAGGAACAATAAAGCAGCAAGAGCGCCAAAAATGGCAAGACCGTTTTTGTCATCACTACTATCCTCCTGTGGTTTAGTTACATTTTTCTTTTTTTCCTTTATTTCTTTTACTTTTTCTTTTTGTAAACTGTCTATCGTAGGAGCTTGGTAATTATTATCTTCCCAAGCTTCTGTGGCTGCTTTACCTATAGTACCAAGATAAGGACATGGTGTTCCTGCCATCCACATACCTTCCCAGACACGTTGATCTTGGCAAAGAACAGATACTGCAGCAACTTTCATACCCATACCATAAAGACTACGAGCAAGTTTAAGTCGCTCACAATTCTCGTCGGTAACAGTTTGACCTGTAGCAAAACCAAGTATCTGTGTTTGTACTGCTACTGATGAAGCAGAGGTACAAACATCTTGGTTATTAATAACAATAGAGGGAGCTGAAGCTGTAGGTGGAGTCTTATCTACAGTTGTAGTACCTGTAACGGTACTTGAAATTGTATTAGTTTCTGCGAATGCTATGCTAGCACCCAAACAAATGGAAGCAGCAAACAAGATGACCTTCTTTAACCACTCCATCTGTTTCATATAAGTTCTCCAATTTACTTTGCCTTTTTAAGACACTTACCTGCTTTTTTACAAGCAGCTTTAGTTTTACAAGTTGCACAGTTTTTAAAAACTTTTCCGCCATACTTATAAACCATAGCTTTACTACTACTTTTCTTTTTATCTTTCATTTTATACCCCGGCATATTGACCTCCTATCCTAGCATTATTGCTGATAAAATTGATGTTAGACCTACAATCATCGCACCGGCTGCGATAATCATAATTTTTTCTAGCCTCTCAATACGAAATATAATCATCTCATATCGTTCAGCACAGACAGCTTCGTGTTTTAGCAATTCAGATTCTACTTCAGATACTTTAGTCATCTTCACCTCTCATCCCTGCTAAAACTGCTTCTGTTTGATCTTCTATTTTTACCTCTGGCTCTTCTGGAAGTTCTGGTTCTTCTACAATAATAGCCCCTTCTGGTGGTTCTTCTGTTCTAACAAACGCACCATTTGGCAACATATATAGAAGAGTACGTTTAGCCATTTACTAATACCCATCCTGTTGTATTATCAGCTTGGTAAGCATCTTCATCCCACATATATTCATTACCATCATCTGGATAATCTAACGGTGCTTCCCAAAAATATGTTGTGTTATTTAATGTCCAGCTGTTATATGGTTTTTGTTGATAAAAGCCTATTCCATCATAGTTAAAACCAATACCAGCAAAATTTTTTCTTTCTCTTGCTTCATCTCCATCTATAACTGATTGGTCTTCTGCTGGTTCACCATCTATATGATAAACACCGCCTCTCATATTATATGAAGTTTTAACCCATGTTCCCGGAGTATTGTCAACAAAAGTATCAAAAAATTCAGCTTCAGCTACTATGACATCTGTTACTATTCCATCTTTTACTTTTGCATAATGAGCCATAATTTATCCTATATTGCGTACCTTATAATTACAACACCAGAACTACCTGCGCCAGAACCGGGATAACTAACTCCGTCTTTTCCTCCGCCGCCTCCGCCGCCTCTATTAGTAGTACCAGCGCCACCTATTGTTGATTGAGAACCACCTGCACCTCCTGCACCCCCTCCGAGTCCACCGGGAGCAGATGTCCATGAAACACCGCCTCCGCCGCCAGAATAAGTTACTGACGAGCCACTAATATCATTTGAAACTCCATTTCCACCATCTCCTCCATGACCAGACCCCCTCGAACCAGAGCCTGCATTAGAGCCAGCAGAACCAGCGCCGCCGCCTCCGCCGCCTCCATGGCTGGAAGAGCCATTACCAGCACCACCAGCATAGCCTTGACCAGATGTTCCAGAACCTCCAGACCCATCGCCAGAAGATTGACCTCCACCGCCGCAGCCACCGGATGCTCCGTTAGAATCTGTTCCAGCACCATAACCACCGCCATTTGCTGTGATGCCGTTAAAAGTAGAATTACCTCCTTGGGTTCCGTTAGCACCATTAACACCAACAACACCAGCGCCTCCAGCACCGACTGTTACTGTGTATGAACCAGCAGAAATTGATTGTTTACTTTCGGCAGATGCACCACCTCCAGAGTTTGAGCCAGTACGAGAACTACGAAGTCCTCCTCCGCCTCCGCCTCCACAACCATTTGTACCGTGTTGTGCGCCGCCTCCAGCGCCGCCACCTAAAACTAAATATTCTACATTAGTTAATGATACTCCAGTTGGAACTGTGAATGTCCCAGAAGATGTAAAGGTGTGAATTCTATCACTACCAGATGCTGATATAGTTCCGCCACTAGGAAGAGCAGTTGCTGTTATTGTTTGAGCTGCTGTAGTAGCGTCAGAATTAGTAACTGTAACTGTAACAACATTTCCAGCTGTTACATTATTATAGACAGCAGCTGGGACTGTTACTGAAGCTGATGTATCTGATGATGGAGTAACAGAAACATCTTCATCAATAGAATCTGATGATTGTGTAAAATTTACTGTTAAAGAAGTTCCAAACCCAGAACCTGTTAATGTAAGTGTAGATGCACCACCAGCGTAAAGAGACCCAGAAATAGAAGTAAATTGCACTACTACTGACGATATTTTTCGCCATTGTGAGCCGTCTGAATAATAAACAACATCATCATCTGTATCATATCTAATATGCCCCTCAGTACCACTTGCTGCAGGTTGTTGTGCTGTAGTGCCTTTAGGAAGTGCTAAAGAACCTGTAGATGTAGTGTCGTTATCATAGGGAATAGATTCAAACAATGCAGCGGTAGGTCTAAGTTCAAACCTATCACCAATAGCAAAAGCACGAGCCGTAGTATTATCTTGAGCACGAGTTACAGTCATAGAGTCTGTAGAACGTGCAGTAACTTTTACAACTTCAATATTATTACTAGTATCAACAAGTGTACCGAAAAAGAAATCACCAGAGCCAAGCGAAGGAAATCTTGCACCCTGTCCTGTATCAAGAGTAATAGTAGTATCAGAAGAACTAATACCAGCGGATATTGTGCCGAAGGCGTTATTAGTTACTTTAACCCCCATTCTCTACTCCTTGGTTTAATTTCTGCTCGATGTCAGATATACTTTGATTACCTTTATAATGAAAACCTAAGCTTAATCTTTCTGTTTTAGCATCAATACAGTGCCAAGTGTTTTTACCGACTTCAAAAATATTAAAAGACCAAAATGGTTTATCTTCAATTACTTTGTCTTTAAATTTCATTTTGCTTTCTGGGGTATCAGTTGATCTAACTAAATAAATTCTTGTGCTTGGGTTATTACTATTAGTATGCCAATTCATATATCCATTTGGTGGATAATAAACTAACTGCATATTAGGAATAACTACATCTTGAATTAAATCTTCAAGTATAACTTTTGTCTGTTGGATAATATGTTTCCACCCATACAAACCTTTATGACCATCATTTACTTTAGTTTTTGCTATATCATGTAAAGGTATATCTTCATGCGTAAGATTATTATCCACATTTATATTTCTAAGATTTAACTGCGGAAAAATAGTCTTATGCCAGTCCTCTAACACACTATATAGCTCATTCTTTTGGTGCATCGTCTTTCACCTGTTTGATGTGGGTATAGAAGGAACCAGTCTTATCTAATTTACCTTGATCAATATCGTGGAACAATTTGTCTAGCTGCTCTCTTACAGTCGCATAATTTGCTGCACGCTCCCTTGCATAACCGTTGTTGTTATATAGAACCATCAATTCATCATACTTAGTTTTTACTTGACTCCATGTAACAGGAGCTTCTTTAACAGTTTGAGCCGTGCTATCTGTATAAAAGATTACTCTTTCTTCATACTCAGTTTCATTAGTTGGTTCTGGCCCATTGATAACAAAGTTAGAATCATCTAACTCTTTGATAGCTTCTGCTATAAATGGTTGTAATATCATATCTGCCATATCTTTACTCCTCGTATACGATTATAGAACTAGCACCTTGACCAGATGTACTTGATCCTCTGTTAAAATAAATAGTTCTTCCGTTACTTACGGAACCGTAGTCTAGGTGCAATCTAAATCTTACAGTTGCTCCTGAACTCATAGTTACTTGTCCTCTTGTTCCCGGATGTTTAGTCATAACATCATATGTATTGTTATGCGTGTCGTCTTGACCCGGTGAAAAAACATCTGTTCCGTATGCAGCATTGGCAAGTGTAGTCCAACTAGAACCGGAATCTAAAGAGTAATCAATATCTATTTGTATATTTTCATCATCAAGGTTTCCTGCTGCCCTTGTGTTAACTGAAACTATACCTGCTATATTAAATGTTGGGTTAGCTGCTGAAGCCACAATATCTACTTCTACGATTGAATAATCAGCGGTAACTGCTCCTTCAGTTTGAGTTGTTTTCATTACGATATTTTTACCAGCTGAACCCCAACTAAAAGTACCATCGCCATCAGATAACAAAGCATTACCTGACGAACCATTTCCTGAAACATTAAGTTCAGAAGCACCTACAGCATTAGCTGCAATTTCAGCAGAATCTACGGCGTCATTATCAATAGACCAAGTTGCACCATCTGAAGATACAGTGATGTCTCCTTTATCACCGTCAAGGTTTACACTAGTAAGATCAAGAAGACCTTGCGCTGTTACACGAAGTTCTATTCGATCACCAATAGCATACGCTCTTGCTGTTGTACTTTCTTGAGCACGAGTTACTGTAAGAACATCGCTTGAACGTGCTGTACATTTTACAATCTCAAGATTGTTGGAAGAATCAATTAACGTAGCATAAAAATACTCACTGCCCGTAAGAGATGGGAAACGAGCACCATGACCACTTGCAACAGTAATGCTTGTATCACTAGATGTAATACTAGATGCTAGTGTGGAGGGACCATGATTTGAGAATTTTACACTCATAATTTACTCCTTAGTTAACAGTGACAGTCCAAGTAATACCTAATGTGTCAGCAGCTCCTTTGTTAATTACACTAAAAACAGTTCTACACAATAGATCACCACTTGATGATGCGTTTAAAATTCCAGCTTCTGTAATTGCTCCTGTACCTGTACCTGCACCAAACGTTGCTACATAAGCAACTGCGTTACTAGTTACAGTAGTTGATGTAAGAGCTACTCGACCAGCTTCAGTTTCAAGAGCAGAATCACCAGCGGCTGCAGCCGTGCTGCCTGTACCGATAGCCATATGACTCATAGCTGTAGCTGTTGCATCTTTCATTCGTGATGCAATATATTCTTTACCATCAGTAACAACAATATTAGGTACAACCGTTTCTTGCGTGTTACCGTCAGGTTTTGTAAGAGTAAGCTTTAGCTCACCTGTTACTTTGATAGTATCATTTATCATACCCATCTCCTTTTAAATGTATGATCCTGCACAAAGCGGTGTCTCATTTAAGAAATGACCACCTAGTTCAGTATCGTCTGTATCAGTATATATGAAATTGACTAATAGTCCAGCGTTTGTTATATCCGTGTAAGTTATTGTATCACTGTTCATTATACCTTCATTTATAAGCTCAGCAGCGCCCAATACTCCTGTAAAAGAACGTCTAGCTATACTGTCGTTAGCTGCAGCCGCTAGTGGCGCTGAGTTCAAAAGACTATCACTATCACCTACAACAGCCTCTGTATCAACTGTTCTAAACCTAAACCTATCCTGTACAAAGATTACATTATAACGCTGAACACCATCTAGAGATTCACCAAAAATCCTAGACTCATTAAGCATACCAAATTCATCATTCATTTGATAACTGTAGTCAGGAGATGTGGTAACTCTAACTCGGTTAGTGCCTATATGGTAACCTTGAACTTTGCCTGTTTCTGCGCCATCAGATGCAACTACAAACTCAGGATAAAGATAACTTGACTCACCTAATGTAAGTATAGTGCTAATACTTTCAGTAACTGAAGCTGTGTGTGAAAATGCTTGTTGTATATTAAGCACAGCAGATTCTGTAGCTGAAACAGTATTACTTAATGGTATAGAAGGATTTAACTTTATACCTTCTACTGCTGTAAAACTATCTGCAAATCCCGGTACAGTTATATCAAACTCAGTTGACTCTGTAGGTGATGCAGTATCACTAAGACCACCATGAGTAAAGTTTTTAGCTGTAGACTCTGTAACACTAGATGTATCAGTTAACCCTTTATCAAAATCAAACTCATTAATTGCATCACTTGCAGTAACTGGATCAGGGTCTACATCAGCATCTGATAAATCAAAATCTATATTTGAAGTAAATGTTTTTACGTTTGATTGTACAGCAGATACAGAATCTGTTTTACCTGCTGGTGTAATTTCTTTAGCTGTAGATTCTGTAATCGTGACTGTGTCGTCTAATACGGTCGTTACGTCAAAACGATCAATCGCCTCAGAAGTTGTTGCTGTATCTGTGACGTTTTTATGCGGACGTAACTGATCAATAGCTTCTGACGTAGATACCGAAGCTGTAATACCGGGTTTAGTAGGTTCTTTAGTAATAGACTCGGAAGGTGTTACATCATCATTATCTGCTAACTCACCAATAGTGACATCTATTGCTGCCGATTCAGATATAGTAACTGGTGTTGCATCTACATCATCATCACTAGGATCAAAATCTATAAAATCTGTAAATACTTTTACACGAGACTCAACTGCAGTAACTGAATCCGTCTTAACTAGTTCAATATCAAACTGATCAATACCTTCAGATAATGTTACATCATCACTTGGACTTTTGTTTAAATCTTTAGTGTGTGATTCAGATACGCTTATAGATTCTGCAGTTAAAGGTCTGGTAGGTATAATAGAAGCTTCTATTTGAATTCTACTACCTGTATCGTCTGGAGTTACAACAGGTTGTGAATAAGACGAATTTATACTTACAGACGCAACTGCAACAGCTACTATAGGAATACTACTAAGTGCGTAACTTAAACGTATAGCCATTAGGAAGTGTCTCTAACTCTAAAAGTTAGTACATCATAAACTGTTTGAACACTACCATTATAATCTATAACAACCTCTCCTTCATATTCACCAGCGTCAACATCAAGCACACCACCAGAAAAATCAAAATGTACTTTTCCATCCGACCCTGTATTAGTTTTTGTAGTTGAAATTGTAGATAAAGTTGTAGTTGTACCTTTTTTCTTAAATTTAACACTAACGCTAGTTGTATCTACTGACAAATCTACAGCACTAGCTGTTACATCATCTGTAAGAGTTAGTGTAATTTGTGGTAACTCATCTCCTTTTACTAATTTAATTATATCCGCCATAATTTACCTCACGCAAACTTCTGCATCTGCACTCGCATAGATGCTTTAGATGCACCAAGATTAGTTCTAGCTCTACGCTCAGCAGTTTTTTGTACAAACTGTTTAGCATGGTAAGTTGCTAGCTCTCGATCACTCCAAGTTCTATCAGGTAAAACTAATAGATGTTGAAGTGCTCCGTGCATAACTACATTTTCTAATTCATCAAGAACTGTTTTATCCATTTTAGTTGCAGTTCTTAATGGTTTAAGACACACTATCATTCTAATATCATAAGTTATAGAATTATCTGGAACGGGTGCTACAGAAAAATGATCAGGGTCTAATTGTGTTACATACCTAGGCTCTGCTCTTTCATCAACAGATTGATTAGGCCATTTTGGATATATATCGTGCAACTGTTCTAATGTGACTGGCATAAGTTTAGACTCATTAACAGTAGCTGTTAAAACAGCATGTACTTCTGCATCATCAGGAGTATCATATTCATAATCATGTGCACCGGGAACTAAACGAATTCTTGGTTGTTCATACCGATATGCTAATGTTTTTTCACAAGCTTCAATTGCTGCGTCACGAACATATTGTTCTACAACTGGTGTGGGACAACCCGGAACACTAGGTGATAATCTAGTTACAATATCATTAAAAGTTCTATCTGCCATTATACTACATCCTCCTCATTTAATCCGCCTCTCTCTGTATCTGTTACTTCTCTACTTTGAGCAGCTACACCAAGAGACTGTGTGAAGGACTGCTGGAACAACTGAGCACGTTTAGAATTAACGTGTTCGTTATCTACAGACTCAGCAATAAATACTGTTGCATCTACAACTACTGGAAAATAAGCATCTGGTAGTAAAGCAACTGTAGTAGTACCATCATACGTTGGAGGTGTTTGAGCATATTCGCCTACCAACACTTGTCCACTAGGAGCTTTTGGATAAATAAAAAACTTATTAGCATTTCTAACATGACGCATAAAATTAACAGCAGCACCTGCTGTATCATTCATCCAAGTAGGTAATGCTTGATCCAAAGCTTCTCTATTGGTTTCGATAACTCCGTTACCGTCCTTAACATAATAAATATCAATTAATCGAATAGAATCAGAAGGCATAGATTGTACTACTGAACCTGCAGTAGTAGGGATGTCACCAACAAAAGCAAAAAGATCAGGACGCAAAACAGCAATACGTTTAAGCGCTTGGTTTGCAAATCCTAAAAGTACAGAATCAGAATAACGCTGAGGTGAATTCGTATCCTGTAGTATTCGTCTTACTTCTGTTACAACATCATCTAATATCATCTATTTTTTAACCCATGCTTCGTTTTCAGGTGTGCTAGGATCATCAGCAATATAATGACCTTTATCATTTCTTGCTCGCTCTAGACCTTTTGTTGCTTCTTCAGCAAGTTCTTCTGGAGTAGAGTCTCCTTCTTCAGGAATCTCTGTTTCCAAATTTACTTTTGCTTTTCTAGTTTTTTTCTTCTTATCCAAAAATTTTTCTGGAAATGCTTGTTCTTCTGTAACTTCTTCAGTAAGTGGATTTTCTGCTAGAACTTCGTTCCAACCGTAAATCTCACCATCTTTTTTATTTCTCAACCATCTGCCTGCCATTTGAACCTCCTATGTAACAGCTTTAACACGTTTTGAACTTTTCTTTGCAGCAAGGCGGCTACGTTTTTCTGAAGCGGAAAGTTCTGACGCAGTTTTAGGTGTGTCTTTTGAAACCCGTTTTGATGGACGACAATAGGGATAGCCACTACGCTTTTCTCCTTTTTGTCTACCACAAGGTTTACCAGTTCGTACATCAACCCACTTCTCCTTAAACCAACGCTTTAACTTTGCTCCTTCTTCAGTTTTACGCACAGCCATAGCTTATCCTTTTGTACCACGTTTTGACGTTTTTGTATTCTTCTTTTTAGAATTACCCCAGTTAGCAGCTCCTACTTTTCGGCATTTAGCCAAAGCTCCTGAAGCATACGCTGAGGGCCAAACTGAATAACGTGCTTTAACTTTATAATAACACGCATCCTTCTTTGATTTTGTTTTAGGTGCAGCCATAATTATCTACCATTTCTTGCACGACCAATAACGAGCTGTCATCTTAGATGGTGGCCTGCTATCGCAACCGTGCCTTGCTCGAAAGTTTTTACGTCTTCCGGGCTGGTTTTTCTTAATAGTCATATTAGCATCACCAAATCGAATAATTTTTTCTTTACCGTTTTGACATGCTTTAACAACAAACTTTTTACCGCCAGAAACCTGACGTTTTGGTTTGTTACATGCCATTTTAGATTTATCAATTTTAGCCATACAACACTCCTAAAAGTAGGGGGGCCGAAGCCCCCCGACTAATTGTTATGAACAGTCAACCATTACAGCTGTAAGTTTCATAACTGCTGCATCAGCGGCATTGTTAAGTACAATGTCAATTGTATCAGCAGCTGTGTAATACTTACCAGCTTCAAAAGCGTCAGTTCCAGCTACAGTCAAATAAGCTGCTGTAGCATTAGCGTTAACACCATCAAGGTATCCATCTGGGTTATCGCCGTCACCAACGTCAACTGTTAGTGTTCCGCCCTCAGCAGTAGTAACTTCTAGAGCCACATGAGTGACCAAAGTTTTTGCTGGGATTTTGATAACTTCAAGAATATCACCAGCTGCAAGTGCAGTCAGACCAGCTGCTGCCCTCTCAGTAGTGATAGTAGCGAAGTTTAGTTCAACAGTTACAGAAGATACTTTGTTGATGCCCGCAGCAACGTGCGCAGCACCTGTACCCATATTGTAACCTTTACCGTCGTTATAAGTAGCCATAGATCAACCCTCCTATTACAGCGTTACGACTGCAGTAGCTAGAGCTTCAGGTTTTACAACCTTGTACCCATATACTTGCAATCCTCTAATGATGTTACCGAAAGTAGTCTCTGACCTGATAGTTTCCATATTTGTCATCTGAGATGCAAATGTGAAGCCCATCTTATGTCCACCGATTACGCTGAACTCAGAACCTGATTTGTATAGGTTATGAGACACATAAAGAGTGAATCTGTCGATCATACCAAGACGACCGTTTCTCAATGGAGAAGAACCGTCACCTGTGATAGATGCGTCTTTAAGATCAGACTGCTTAATGTATCCTGCCATCTTAGCTGGGATAATCATGAAACGATCTTGCTCAGGAGCATTCGCTTCATCAAGTACTGTACCCATGTTAATGATGGTGTCGATAACATTAGAACTTGTAATAGCTACAGGAGAACCTGCTGCACCCAAGTTAATGTCACCAGAGATACGACCAGCTGTTGCACCTTTGTTGTTTGAATCAACATCAGTCAACACATCTGTTAGTACACGTTCGTCGATCTTGATCTTCATTCGCTCTGAAGCGTCTTTAGACCATTGATCCATTAGTGCAATATCAGATTGTACTTGGTCAACATCATCTTCAACGCATGCAAAATACTCACCTTTGTCAATGACAAGCTGAAGTTTTGCTTTGTCAGGATTTTCAACTGCTAGAGTTTGACCCTTAACATACGTTTTGATTGTGATTTCAGGAGTAGTACGGATGTTTACCGTATCACCCATGCTACGAATCTCACCTTCGTAGTCGGTGTTTGAGATTGCTGCGAGCACTGTTGCATCGTAGAAGTTCTCAATAAGCTTCCCACTCCAGATTTCTGGAATGAAGTTGCCTGTATAGTCCGGACGACCGGAAGAGACTGCAAAAGCCATAATGACCTCCTTTTAATTATGCAGTTACGATACGACCCTCCGCTTGCGCGGCGAAGATATCGCGTTCTATACGACCTCGCTCATCCTCTCGTCCTTTGTATCTTCCTTTTCGAACATCTTCAAAAAACTTTGTAATATCCGAAGGAGAATATTTCTGGCCTTCTTGAACCATAGGCTTACTAGAACGTCCCCGTCCCGGTGTAACCTGTTTTTCAAGCTGAGAATTTGCTGTAGATCGTGGTTCATGAGCAGCTTCGGGTACTCCAAATTCCTTTTCCCAAGCCGAAAAGAACTGCGCTACACGTCCGCTATCTAGACTTTTTTGTGCATCCTCTAGATAAGTTTGACGAGAGATTCCTGTTAGCGGGTCAATAGCCAACAACCAAGATTGAAAATCTGCATTGTTGTTTATATCTTGCCAATTCGGAACTTTACTAGAAAGGTCAGCCCAAAACGCTTGTTCACTAGTTGCTTTTTGTTGTGCCTGTACTTGATGCACTTGCGGTACAACTCCTTGCAACTGTTGAATTGTTTTCTCCAACTGTGCAATACGCCCATTTGCTGTATTGACTTCTTCACGAGCTGCTCGTCTCATAACATCAATCGAATCGCCATACTCTTTCATATCTGCATCTGTAATCAAAGGATCAACAGATTCAGGTTCAGGAGTAGTAGCTTGCGTTTGCTGCATAGTACTAAGCAACGTTTCCAGTTGTGAAACACGGGAGTTAAGTTCTCTGTTCGTTGCGTTTAAACGCGGAACATCGGCATTATACATCCCTTGAAGTGTTTTGTACTTCTGTTCCCAAGTTTCTTTTGGTTGAGTGTCTGTTTGGTTTTGCTCTTTAACCTCAGACTCAGGTGCTTTGTCATCAACACTGTCGGAAGGTTGTTCTACTGGTTGCTCAGCAGGTACTTCAGGTGCCTCGGTAGCAGGAGTTTGTTCCTGCACCTGTGCGTTTTCTGTTTCGCCATTGAGTTCCTTGTACAACGCTTGTACTTCCTCAGACTGTTTTTGAACTTGCTTTGGTATTCCCATAATCGCTCCTATCGGTGTGCGTAATTAAAAGCAGCTGTCACTATCATTTGGACTTTGCCGCTAACTCAGGGGACTCTATTACTAGTTTAACTAGTTCCAAGAGAACTTGGCACCGCCCCTGTGCAAGTGTTACGTTCTCTGCGGCGACATTAGGTAGCCGAGATAACTCATCTGATCCCCATTCCTGAATCCATTTTGCAAACTCAGGATATTGCTTCACAATTTGAGCTATTTCTTTGACAACTTCAGGAGAAGGTCTTTTCATCGAACCCTCCCGCTGCCGCCGTTGCCAACTGTGTTTGCTTCCATACCACCTTTGGGAGAGCCATCAGGTTGAGTAGCTTGAGACTGTTCAGCTTGTGCTTGCTGAGCCATGATCTCTGCTTTAACTCTATCTTGATAACTTTCTTTTTCCCGAGATGGAATGATATCATCCACAGGCATTTGCAACCCTTTAGCCACTTCACGAAGAATCGCTGAACGACCTTCCTTACCAACAATCTGCATATCCATTTCGTTGGCGGTTGCATTAAGAAATTCTATTCGACGCATGTTAACTGTTTCTTTAACCGCAAGATTTACAGCACCTTTCGGCATAATATCAACATCGCCTTTAACACTTTCGTCTTCATCGTATCGCATGTTGTACACAAACTGACGATGTACGATTGGTTTAATCACATCGTTATCTATGTGCATAACTACTTGACGTATCCCCTTACCAGCTGACCCCATCAACATAGATAACCCCGATGCAGTACGTCCTGCTCCCTGAACATTCAGGTCACCATAAACATAAGAGGGAATGCCCGAATGATCATCAGCCAATTTACTAAACTTATCGTATACAGCCATCAATGTATTTGCATTATCATCTGGCTGAGTAAACCTAACTGCAGGGGAACTAGAACCAAACGGATCATTAGTTACCTGCCAAATCTTCCAAGGGTGTAGCTGAGTAATATCTTCATTAGGTGGAATACGCTCAAGATTAACTTCTACTTGAGGGCCTGATGAAATACCCATGTTATTAATTAGTGCACGAGCAGATGCGTTACATACATTCTGCAAGTCTTGAATAATTTCAGGAATCCCCTTACCCCAAAACGTCCCCGGAGACTTAATAAAGGATGTTTTGGCGTAAGGTTTTTCTCCAAGGGGATCATAGTTAAGAACTGCTTTGATAACATAGTTACCTACAATCCAAACATTAGCATCATATTCACGAGCTTCATCATCAATTTCTTCTTCGTCCATACCCCATTCGAGAAGCATTTTACCACTGACTTTACCCCAGAACTCTAAGGCGTCATAAATATCGGTAGGTCTTGACTCAGTATGAAATTTTCTTTCTTCTTCGTCTTTCATTAGTTCAACATCTTCGTTGACCCATGATTGACCATTACCAACTTCTAAAACTTTTCGAATAGCATCTTCATCATATCCGGGTACGCCGATCATATCCGCCAACTCTGTTCGAGTTAGTGGATGATGTTCAAACAAATAACCGTCCTTGATATGAGTAATACCCGGTTCAGGATAAATTTTAAATGGGTCTACTCTTTCAAACTCAGGAGCAATAACTTCTGTTGCTTCAACTGTAGTTCTACCTGCTTCATCTTTTATATAACCAAGTTTTCTTTGTCTACGAACAACTGGCCCTTTTACAAAAGCACATGGATAAGTAACTAGGTCACTAATAAATTCGTTAAATGATTCACCCCAACCACCTTGTGCAAACTGATCAGAGATTTTAATCTTCATTCTTTTTGCACGGTTGTCAGCATCTTGCAAAAGTTTAAACCTATAATCTTGTGCAAGCATTTCTTTTAGTTCAGCAACTTCATTAGGTGTAGGTGCTTTACCGTTTGACTCAACAACTTTAATAACTTCAGCTGCAAAAATGTTTTGCAACTCTGCTGTCTGTTCTGGAGACAGATCGGGAATAGGAGTTGGCTGCAAATCCCAAGGGGGAGTTCCTTGGTCAAGGAGTATATCTCGCAACCAACTTTCAGCGGCACGACACTTAACTTCAGTAATCATCATATAAATATCAGAACCACCTTGTTGGTGAATCTGTTGTAATTTATCTGCTTCATACTCACCGTTACGTTGTCGCAAACCACGGAGCATAATATTTTCAATTGGTTTCTTAGCTCGTTTGGCTGCATCCCAACAAGCTCGTAGATGAGAAGTAATACCTAAAACAACACTATCCGCTTGACGTTCAGCAAGCGCTTTATCACGCATTTCTTTTTCGCGTTTAACAAGTGTCGCATTATCTATTACTTGTAACATTCGTAACCTCTAATACTTTTTATCTTTATCTTTGTTTTTTTCCAAACGTTCTAAATCTTTCATCTTGACTACATCATCAGGATCATTTTTATCAGAATACACATAACCACCGTCTTTGTATTCCCTGACTTTGTTCATCTCGATCTTAACGTATGGTTTACCTTGTCCACATTTCATAAACAACCTCCTAAACTTTCTTTGCCAGTTTTGGGTCTATTTTTCTTTGAACAGACTCTGGCAACTTAGCAAAACCTTTAAGCTTCTTTGGTACCTCACCACCATCTTTGTATTTTGGTACTGTACTACCACCAGATGTTTTCTTGGCTTCTTTTCGAGGATCAAAACCTTTAGACAAGAAAAACTGCATTAGGCTCATACTATCAGAAGCTGGGCCATCAAAGTATTCTTCTCTTAGTTTCATTTCTCTTTTAGACATAGCCATAAACAAACACCTCTCAATAAGTATATATTAAGTAATAGTATACACACAAGTTTATATTTGTCTAACACAAAAATAAACCCTCCACCGGGGCAAATCGGCAGAGGGTTCAATAGGATAACATGAATGAAACGTCGGATGACAAGGGTATTGTATCAAGTCCAGCCTGCTGCCGCAACCCTTTTAATATCTCTGCGCTGTAAATTATGCGCTGCCTCAGCTGCATGATTGATGTGTAACATCAGATATTGTAAAGCTTCAGCGATATGTGAATGCTTGTTTTTATCAATGGTACCATTCTTGTGATGGAATCTATATCCTCCCATCATCGCTGCTTTCAATTGTGTACACTTAGGATCAAGTAGAAAAGCTGCATCGCCGTCTACCTGTCTCATGAGATAATCGTCAACCGCAGACAAACGTGCTGACACGCTATTTGTCTTGGCTGGCATTACTCGTAAACCTTCTGCTTTAATAATATCCACTGCACTACGTTCATCTGTTTGTGCACGTTGAATACCTGCAGGATCACAAATCACCATAATAGGTGCACCTGAGAAACGTTCATAGATCATAGGTTTGAGAATCGTGCGGACGAATCTCTGTATGCCCATATCGAAACTCACTGCCTCATCGAGAATCAGAGTCCGCCCGCGAGGGTCTTGTTGCCCTATAACAGCAGCAGGTGTCAACCCCAAATCCATACCAACTATGATTGGACGTACACCATTTTTAATCGGACTAAGAGTTCCGTTGGCTATATGATAGTCAGGTCTAAAGTATTTATACACAGGTTGTCCCGCAGAACTCAGACCATACTCACCATCAATGTACACACGAATATATTCTTCTGATCTACCTTGTGTATCGTAATAACCTTCTGGTAGATTGTTTACGTTTTCAGCAAACGGACTACGACCTGATGGTTGTTTAAATACATCCCAACCATTGTCATTAGGACTAACACCATCCTTGGCATCGAGTCCTTCCATTTGATAATACCACCATGTGTCCATAGTCGGGGGGTTAGTGTCACCCCACATACCAAACCATGTAGGCCCGCCATCCTTCGCTGAAGGATAACGACCAATACGTTTTGACATCGCATCAACAATATCAGGATGGATATCTCTACACTCGTTAAACCATGCGAATGTTAATTCGAGTGAGTTCAAGTTTGCAACATCGTCAGCATCATCAAGTGCACGAAACATAACTTCGCACTCAACATCACCGACTTTGAAAAAATAAGTTTTAGTTGTACGCATGAAGTTTCCGCAAGGCCCCGGCGGAAACCAATCTAGAAAAGTTTTGATTGTTGTATCTTGTAACTGTCTAGCAGTTTCTCGAACAATCGCTACTCGTGACTTACGAATACCATTCTTGTTTGGTTTCTGTAGTGACGCCCTGCGAATAACTTCGAATGAACTTGCTACTGACTTACCTGATCCAACAGGCCCCATGAGCACACGCATCTTTGCGTCTGACTCCATAAATTCTTTACAGGTTTTTGTTGGGGTATAGTCAATGTCCATTTTAATATTACACTATTAGTGCCCCAAGAATGAAACTAATGATACAAGCAGCAATACACATCTTACGATACTTTGCTCGTCTCAACCATTCTCGAGGTGTATGACCAAATACAATCATATCTCCTCCTTTTCTATTAACAGTACAACGTACTGTGTAGGCATACCTTTTCTTTTCAGTATCTTACTCTTGTATGATATACCCATTTTCATTAATTCGAAAATAAAATTATCGTAGTCGGATACCTTATCAAAAGTGTTTGATTTGTATCCTTCAAACGTACCTCCGAATGTATTAAGAATTTCCGATCTTTTTTGGTTCCTCAACTTCTTCAGCGTCGATGACAGTCGCAGGATGTTCCTGTCCTCCGAGGTTGATTGTAATTTTGACTCCTCCACTTGTGCCCTCCGTTGTTACATCACCTTTTGGTTCTAGCCCACCCCACTTAACTGTTGACTTAATAAGGTCAGCCTTAACCGCAGCCGAAGTGTCTGGATTGTGGATTAGAGTCCATGATGTTGTTAGTAATTCCTCTGCTTGAGCACGAGCTTTCAATTTGAAAGTCATACCTTTCTCACGGATTTCGTCTCTATAAGAATTTACTTTCTTGAGAAATACAGGGTCTTTATTGAATACAAGTATATCGTCAGCACTTACTTTGTGCCGATCTTTTACTTCGTCCAAAGTCTCCCCACTCCCTTCTAACATTAGAGCTGTATCGAAGGCTAAGCGGTCAGACCACTTCGTATGTTTTAAAGGTAACGTATCCATACCGGAAATATTATGCCGAAAATTACCGGGCTGTCAAGCGCAAGTGAAACTTTACACGTCGATTTTTTGGCTCTTGTTATATGAGGTTTACTTATATGGGGGGGAGGGGTCGGTTGCTAGTCCAAGTACCCCCCTCGCACATAATCAAATCATTAAAATATCTATAAGATAAAACCCTAGCAAATAGCCCATACTTGACAATCGTGTAAATTTAATCCATAGTTAAATCATCAGCACAACGTTGATACCCGAACAGTCAGCGGGAACTCTGACTAACATTAACGGAGGTCTACATGAGTAGAATCTTTGAAGGTAATGTTAGCCTAGTAGCTAACACCAAGGGCGAAGTAGCCTTGAAGCGTGACCTAAACGGCGCTTGGAATGCTTCGAATGCTGAACAGCTTTGGGCTAAGGCTCAAGAAGTCAGCAAGGCTAAGAAGATGCCATTACATAAATGGTCTTTCTTCCAAGTCGAGGGCGGAACTGATGTCATCCTAATGGCTGACAGATACGGCAACCCTAGGATTACAATCCTACCGCCGAAAGCCCAAGGTGCTACTAAGTCCAAGGTGACTAAGTTAGCGTAACAACAACAGGGGAGGCTTCGGCCTCCCCACCTAAACGGAGACTTAATATGTCAATGAAAGATAGGAAGCGTGATTACAGAGTTGATTGGATACAATACGGAAACATCTACTCACTCTGGTATTACAGAAAGTCAGACGCTGAAGCACTATGCGAGAAGCTGAGACAAGACCCAGATGTAGAACGCAAGCACGAGATAGCGATTATACATCAACCTACGAACAGACAGATACAAATGTCTTTCAACTTCTAACAAGGAACGAGGTGGCTCAGAGAAATCTGGGTCATCTCTTCTTTTTTATTTTTGTTTAATTATTAATCCCATTCGTCGGGGGGTTTTGGCTCGCTTTAAATTGTGGTTTCTAGTGGGGTAGCAAGCTAAGTTGACAAGTTGTTGGCACGTTTCGTGTAAACTTTGGTAACTATCTAGTATCTAAAAGCTAACTTGACACAACTTATTGAGTTTTAGATAGCGAAACTTGACAACTTGACATCCAAAAAGCCTTAAAGATCGGGGGTTTAAGCCATATGTGCTGCGTAATACTATCTAAACTATCTAAATTATATAGATAAAATAGATACATCATGTTCCAAAACATTTTCTAGGGCGATATATGTAAAATCGGGTAGCAAGGTATTACCTAAAAACTCTTAGATACTTTAGATACTTTCTCTCAACACGTTGAGATACAATAGAAATTCGTATCTACTACCCAATATAAACCACAACATACACACAGATAGTTGCACCTACTCGTAGATAATTCTTCGTGTAAAGCAATCGCTTTCTCTGTGTACGGGGGCAAACTTGACAAATCGCTCGGCGTCGCCCAAAGTGGTTTTGTCTTTCGGGGCATTCCCTTAAGGCACTTACCTATGAACTTTACAAAGGAGGTCTATCATGGCTAAAATATACGAAGGTAATGTATCTATCTTTAAAAACACTAAAGATAAGATTGTTGTTAAAGCTGATCCTAATGGTCAGTTCAATGCTGATTCAGTTGATACTCTTGCAAAGACTATGACTGAGATTGGTACTCAGAAGAAGTGTGAGGTTAACTTCTTCATTCCTGATACTAATACTAGTGACTTGAAAGCTATGTTGTTAGTAAACAGATGGGGTCAACCTTATGTAGCATTCTTACCAAATGGTACTACTGCTACTAAGAGCAAGGTTGAGAAGCTTGCGTAAAACTTTACAGGGAAGGTGGTTGCATACTGCCTTCCCTTTTCGCATTTCATTAATCAATTCAAGGAGGTTTATATGTCTCAATGTGTAATTTGTAATGCAGATATACATGACAAACGTGTAAGTTTAGGATACACTACTTGCATGATTTGTGGTGACAAAGAAGCTCAAAAGGTAGTGCATACCGTACTGCCAATGCACAAGTCTAACTACATGTTAGTGACCAATCGTAAGGATTTGATTGGTTTCAATACGAAAGGAGGATTAGTCAAATGAAGTATTGGATAATCTATGGTGCTATTACAGGTGGAGTGTTTGGTCTGTTGTATCACCTAGCACAATCGGTGGGTCTATGATGTACAAAGCTTTACAGTACATCGGTACTCTCATCGTACTCGTTACATTCAGTCTGTTAATAATGTTTGTCTTCATCAATTTCATGCTCGGTTGTGAGACATGGGATGAACAGTATTGGACTGCATGGAACTCATGTTTAACACCAACCGAGTTTATAGGAGCATTTCTACCATGACAAAAACTGCACTGAAACTTTTCATGCTTAAACATTCGAAAGGTGGAGCAATAGTGAAGGACAGCGATGGCAATACACTGTACTTCCACGACAAGATGATTGCCAAATCAAACAGGAAGGGTGACCAAGTGGTTACCTATGGCCCTGACCATCGTAAATACAAAGGAGGAAACTGATGCGAGCCACATTAATGAAACAAACAATTAAGTCATTGTTCCCTACACAACGGACAATGGCAATCGAGGGTGCACCGGGTGGTGGTAAGACTACCATCTGTGAAGAAGTTGCCAAAGAACTAGGCGTAGGTTTCATCGAGAAACATATGCCGACAATGCTAGTGGAGGACTTTGGTATCATGTATCCAAATGGTGATGATATGCTTCACTACAAACTACCTGATTGGTTTCCGTCGCAAGACAGAACGGATATACCTGACACTGGTATCTTATGCTTTGATGATCGTAACCAAGCTAATGCAGACTTGCAGAAAGTATTGGCTAACATCTGTCAAGCTAGGAACCTACATGGCAAACCACTCAAAGATGGGTGGATGGTTGTATCGACAGGTAACAGACAGTCTGACAGAGCAGGGGCAAACAGAGTACTATCTCATCTGCGTAATCGTGAGACTGTTTACGAACTTGAAACACACCTTGATGACTGGTGTTCATGGGCGATTGACCATGGCGTGAAGCCTGAAGTTATCTCGTTCATTCGTTTCAGACCTAACCTACTGCATGACTTCGATGCACAACGAGACCAAAACCCTACACCACGTTCATGGGTTGAGGGTGTATCCAATGCCATTGGTATTGTACCTGTTGATGCTGAGTATGAAACATTCAAGGGTGCAGTTGGTGAAGGTGCAGCAGCAGAGTTTGTAGGCTTCGTTAAAATCTATCGTAAGCTACCTAACCCTGACAACATCATCATGAATCCAACAACATCAGAAGTTCCTGATGACCCTGCTACTTTGTATGCACTGTCTGGTGCTATTGCAGAGCGAGCAACTGTCAGTAACTTTGACCGTGTTGTTCAATATGCCGACCGTATGCCACCTGAGTTCAGCGTTCTGTCTGTGTCTTATGCAAGTCGTAAGAACCCTGACTTGGCTTCAACTCAAGCGTTTACGAAGTGGGCTGTTAACCATCAAGACGTACTATTCTAGGAGGTATGAATGAAACTGTCTGATAAAGCACTATTAGTGCAACTCAATGTATCACAGTGGACTGCTCGTAAGTATGACAAGAGGGCTACCGAACAAGTAGCCCAACAAAACAATACTATGATCGGTGCAGGTAGATACAACAAATCGCTGTTACCTATGAATGATTATCTCGATAATGTTCATAAGAAAACTACAGCTATTAGGGCAAAGTACTACGCCAATACCCTACCATGGGGTATTGAAGGTACTATGTTGTTACCATCTGCAAACTACTTGAACTTTATGACTGAGTTCAGGAAAGAGAAAGCTGAATGGCAACAACTTGTGGATACATTTTGGAATGAGTATCCACGATTGAAACAAGATGCACAACGCTTCTTGGGTAATCTATACAATCAAGCTGACTATCCTATGCTTCATGACATACAGCGTAGGTTCAAGATGGACTTGGCTGTATTCCCTGTACCATCTAACGATTTCAGAGTTCAGATATCCGATGAAGAACTATCTCGGATACAGAATGATGTTGAAGCTAGGGTACAAGATGCTGCTCAACAAGCTATGAAGGAAGCATGGCAAAGGCTGTATGACAAAGTCAAACATATGGCTGAGAAACTTGCTGATCCCAAAGCTGTGTTCAGAGATACATTGGTTGAGAATACCAAAGATGTATGTGCTGTCTTATCAAGACTTAACTTTGCTGATGACCCTAACTTGGAATCTTTACGACAACAAGTTGAACAGTCATTGGCTAACAATCACCCTGAAAGTCTGCGTAACGACCCTGACTTGAGACGTAACAAAGCAGCTGAAGCCAAGGCAATCATGGACAAGATGGGTGCATTTATGGGAGGTGTGAATGGAAGTTGAAAAGCGTATCGCTAAAGCTAAGACTGCTTTGATTCTTGAACATCCTTTCGTTGGTAGTGTTGCACTCAACATGCCAATGAAGATTGACAACAATGTGCCTACTGCTGCAACAGATGGTAAGCGTGTGTTGTTCAATGAGGATTTCTGTAAAGAGTTGGATGATGAGGAACTTAAGTTCCTCGTTGCCCACGAATGTATGCACCCTATGTTGGAACACAATTTTCGTAGAGGTGAACGTGACAGATACAAATGGAATCAAGCAGCTGACTATGTAATCAACAAGCTATTGACTGATGAAGGTATCGGTAAGATGCCTAAGCAAGGTCTGCTTGATGAGAACATATACCAAGCAGGTGGTGGTACCAGTGATGGTATCTACAATAATTTACCCGATACACCTGAAGATCAACAGGGTAATGGTGGTCAAGGACAACCACTAGACAGTTGTGAAGATGGGCAGGGTTCACCTGCTGAAGTAGCACAACAACAAGCAGAATGGAAAGTCAAAGTTGCACAAGCTGCTCAATCAGCAAAGATGATGGGTAAACTTAGTGCAGGTCTTGAACGACTAGTCGCTGAAATACTAACGCCTAAAGTTGATTGGCGTGATGTGTTACAGAGATTTGTTGTCAAGTGTAGGTCTGACCAAAGGTCATGGGCTAGACCGAATAGACGTTTCCTATCTCAAGGTCTGTATCTGCCTAGCGTATCAGGTGAAACACTAGGTGAGATTGCCTTTGCTGTCGACTGTTCAGGCTCGATTGGTCAAGATGAAATCAATCAGTTTGCTAGTGAGATTACCACAGTATGGCAAGACCAACGACCAACTAAGGTTCATGTAATCTATTTTGATTCTGAAGTATCACATTACGATGAGTTTGATAGAGACAATGAACCTGTAATCAAGCCACATGGTGGAGGTGGTACTGCGTTCAGTCCTGTATTCAGATACATGGAGGAACACGGAATCAATCCTGTAGCATGTATATTTTTAACTGACCTTTGCTGTAATGACTTTGGTGATGAACCTGATTACCCAGTCCTATGGGTGTCAACACATTCAGACAAAGCACCATTCGGTGAAGTCGTAATGATGGAGAACAATAATGGGTGAAGTAAAGAAGCTTCTAATAGAAGCAGAATCGTTATTGGTTACATGCCTTGATGATTGGGGCATGACCAATGACCAAGCTTTCGAAAAGATACGAAAGCAACTAGGCAATATGGCTGAAAACCATGTGCGTGAATTAGTAAACAACTGGAATAAGGAGGATATAAATGGCAACAGTAAGATTCAGTGACACACTAAAAGAAGATATCCGTAGAAAAGCTAGGGGTATGTTTGAACAATCAATCAGTAAAGCAGAGCAAGACTATCCATCAACATGGGCAGACAAAATGTATGACTGTTTCTTTCCTGCTGATGTAGTAGCTAAGTTCAATGCACTACCTGCATACGCTATGAAAGAAGAAACAGACATAGGCTTCAATGGGTTTAGAGGTGTGGATGTTGAGTTACGAGATAGTTACTGTTTCAGTAATAGCATAAAACTTGAGTTTAGTTCACCTCGTAGATGGCCTGATAATTTCGCCATAGAAGTTACAGGTTTTCATCTTAACTACAGTTCAGGTGAATGTGTATGGGGTGATTCAAGGTGGGATTGGCTAAAGCCTGAAGTCAAAGCATACACTGACAAGATAAATGCAGAAGTGGCTAAGCGAGATAGTTTGTTAGAGGGCGTTAACAAACTCATGGAAACATATTCCACGTTGGCACCTGCATTGAAAGCATGGCCTGCATTGTGGGACTTGCTAGATGAGAACACTCGTGAACGTCACAAGCGAGTAGTTGAACGAAACAACAAAACAGGTTCTGACACGTTGGATGTTGATCTTAACAAGATGACAGCAGCAGTAACCTATTCAAAACTAACACGATAATACAAGGAGATATGAATGTACCGATGGTGGCATAGTGATAGATCACTTAAAACATATGATGAAATGCTAAGCGCATTTAACACAGCAAGAAGCCCTGATAAGGGTAAGCCAGTCAATCATAACTGGCGACTATTCAAAGTAAATGACACAATCAAGATTAAGTTCGAAGGTTATGGCGAACAGTGGTTGGCAGATGTAACACCTGACAACGTAATTACTTTCGTTGCGCCTGACAATCACATGTATAACTCATGTCAATCTTATGTGTCATCATTCCATAGATGGTTTCCGTTTACTGTTGTAAGACACAGGAAAGGATTGTATCGAATCCAACACACAGCAGTTCTCGATAAAAACATGAATGAATCTGAACAGATATGGAAAGAATACAACAAAGTTATGTTCAGTTCACCCTCTTACTTCAAGGGATTGCAGTTCAACTTGTTGACAGGTGAATGTCTAAACCAAAGACCTGATGACAAGTTCATTGAGATACCCGAGAAGCGTAGGGAATGGCGTAAACTTCTTACAGCATTCAAGAAAGGTTTGAAAGCTAGAGCAAAAGTTCATGCGCTAGATGGTATTATCAAAGAGATTGAGAATGATCGTCAATCCAACGGACAGTATGGGTACTCAAGACCTGACTGGTCATCGGATGAATGGCAAGACTTACTAGAAACATGTATCCGAAAGACTGATTATCCAAAACAACTACTCAAAGGCTTCTGTCAATCGAGTATGGGCTATGGATATTACAGTAGTCAACAAACACCAACACCAAAAGAAATACAGCAAACTGTAGACAATGTGATGAACGACCTCAGTATTCCCATGCGTAGGCGTTTCGGAGTGTTTGAACAAGAGGGATATGACGAGAAAAAAGTAGAGAAGTACATGGGTGGTACTAAACTTGAGGTACTTTAATATGACTGTACTTGTTTGGGATGGTCATACTCTTGCTACTGATAGACAAGCTAACGATGGTTCAGCTAAATGGGAGGCTGACAAAGCTTGGTATATTACTGACCCAATAGATAATAAGATAGCGATAGTATCAGGTGTAGGAATACTAGAAGATATACTAAAGATGCGTGAGTGGTACAAGCAAGGTGCCACTCAAGAGGCATTCCCTGAATTGCATGGCAAGTCACAACTTATTGTCGTGCGTAAAGAATCAGGTCTTTGGGTATATGAATCTGTACCTCACCCTGTCCACTATGGTTTTAATCCTCATGCTTTTGGGCATGGGAAAGACTTTGCATATGGTGCATTAGCCATGGGTGCTAGTGCTAAAGAAGCTGTCGATGCCTCGAATATGTTTTGTCTACATACAGGAAAAGGTATCGGCGTATACAACTTACATGGAGAACACGATGGCACGGAAGTCTAGATACAACAGGGCAAACATACTTAAGAAAGCTGACAAGCTAACATCATCTGATCGAGAGGTAGAGCATGGTGATGCTAGTAAAAACTTTG